TCAGTGCTATCACTGGAGTTTCTATAGATTACAACGGTACAACGATAACTAACAAACCTACTATTCCTACAAACAATAATCAGCTCACAAACGGAGCTGGATATATCACAGGTATTACAGCAGAAAGTATTAACAGTTTAGATGATGTGAACATTACCAGTGTACAGAATAACCAGGTTCTTAAATATGACTCGGGTACAAGCAAATGGATTAATGGTACAGCTGGTGACACAATTGGCAACTTTACTCTAAGCTCAAGTACAATAGCAACAGATGATAGTTCTACTATTTTAATACAGCAACCTGTTAACATGCAGAGTGATGCTGAAATTGATGGAAACCTTCAGGTAGACGGTTCCTTTACTGTAGGCGGAAATATCACAGCAAGTAAATTTACAGCAGACAGTTTTGAAAGCACAGGAACTGGTGTGCCAACTATAGACAGTGCCAGCTCGATAGAATTAAAAGCTCAGGATCAGGTAAAAATCGTAAGCAGTCCTTTGAGAATGGCTAGCTTTACTTCATCAGAAAGAAATGGATTAACAGCGGCTAACGGAGATGTAATTTACAATTCAACCACAAACAAGTTCCAGGGATACGCGAACGGTAGTTGGGTAGATTTACATTAGGAGTAGGCAATGAGTGAAAGAGAATATGTGGTCACTCTAAACAAAGGTGTAGACTACACACAATTCAATCAAGAAATGATCGCTTCGACCGGAGCAGGAGACATTCCAAATAGAACGGTAGACGTTGCTGACCCAAGAGAAAAATCTACAAGAAATACGCATTATGCTTTAACTGATGCTGAAGCAGAAGCATTAAGGAATGATTCAAGAGTAACAGATGTACAACTACGCCCAGATCTTAGAGATGATATTGAAATAGGATTACAAGCAACACAGATAAGGGATTTTTCAAAATCAACAGCTGAAAGTGGGAATAGGACTGATTGGGGGAAGATTAGACACTCTATCATAGAAAACGTTTACGGAACCGGTGACAGTCTAACAAATTATCCAAGACCATATTCAATGGATGGTGCCGGAGTGGACATAGTAATTCAGGATAGTGGTCTACAAGTTGACCATCCAGAATTTAATGACGCAAGTGGTAACAGCAGAGTACAACTTATAGATTGGTATTCAGCTTCGGGTGTATCAGGTTCACAAAGTTTAAGTCATTATGGAGATACAGACGGACATGGTACCCACTGTGGAGGTACAGCAACGGGTTTACATTTTGGGTGGGCACCAGGTGCGAGAGTTTATAGCGTTAAGGTAAGTGGTTTAGAAGGAAATGGAGATAGTGGCGGCATCAGTATTAGTAATTGTTTTGATGTTATAAAAGGTTGGCATGAAAATAAGCCAGTAGATCCTGTAACTGGATATAAAAGACCAACCATAGTAAATGCTAGTTGGGGGTATAGTGCTAGTGTATCTAATATAACAAGCATCAGTTATAGAGGCACAACCTACAGTTCTAGTAATGATCCTAGTTTTTCAACCTCACCTAATACACACATGAGAGATACATACGGTTTATATCCTTACTATAGATTTCCTAGTTACAGAATTCCTCTGAGAATAGCAAGTGTAGATGCTGATGTTCAGGATTGCATAGACGCTGGTGTACACATTTGTATCGCGGCAGGGAATAATAGTTTTAAGATAGACACTTCAGTAGGACCCGGTGCTGATTATAACAATGTTGTCTTCTATGGAAGCAACAGTAATAACTATTACCATAGGGGAAGTTCTCCTTTTGATGAAGGAGCATTGATGGTAGGCAACATGGATTCTACTCCACAGAGTGCTACGGTAGAAAGAAAAGTAAGTTCTAGCTCAACTGGTCCTGGTGTAAACATATTTGCCGCAGGCACAGATATCTTAAGTTGTTTCAGCACGTCTAATGCTTATAATGATGCGGCATACTGGGGTAACAGTTCATTTAGACAAGGAACAATAGGAGGAACATCTATGGCTTCTCCTCAGGTGTGTGGTGTTGGTGCTTTGTACTTACAAGCTGATCCAAGTTTGACTCCTGCTCAGTTACAGGAAAAATTACAAAAAGACTCTTTAGCAGTTTTAAAAGATGAAACCAATGACACCAATTACGGCGACACAACTGATATATGTGGCGGTAATAACAGAATGTTGTTTAATAGATATAACAGAGCCGTTCCGTTCACAAGCAATGCTTTTGGAATGAAGAAGTCAAGGTAAATACAGTAAGGAAAGAAAATGGCAATACAAACTATTAACATAGGAACAATAGCAAATGACGGTACTGGTGACGACCTTCGTGAAGCATTTGTTAAAGTAAACAACAACTTTACGGAACTTGATACCAGAGATCCTGAAAAGACTACGGCCGCTAATTTAGGGTCAGCAGGAGAAGGTGTTTTCAAACAACTTAACGGTGCTGAATTACAATTTAAAAAGTTAATTGCGGGTACGGCAACTACATTAGTAAGTGACGGCAATGCTATTACAATTAATTCAACTGCTACAGGTCTGCCGCAATTACAAGTTTTTGCGGATAATAATAACATCACTCTTAATAACGCAAATACTAGTCTTACACTAGCTGGCGGAAATTTAGTTACTACAAATTTAACAGATAGTACAATTACCATATCAGCCGAAACAAGTTTATTCACAGATGCTACACCAAGGCTAGGTGCTAATTTAGACGGTAATCAAAAAGAAATTACAAATACCAGCGATATTAAAAGCAATGTATATGGTATTGATATTAGAAACATAGCAGGTGTTGAACCTTATTTGAAACTTGATTCAGGCGAAGCGTTTCCAACAACTTTTTCTAATTCCTTAGACTACCTCATGTTTAATTTAAGTATTGATTTTGACGATGGTAGCAACACATTCACAGGATCTACACTACCTACGGCAGATATGGGCTCATTACCTGTAGCATAAATATAGTTATAGGAGTATAACATGGCCAATCTTTGGACCGTAAACACAGGGCACGATCTAGGTACTTTCCAAGAATCTATTACACAGACTATTCCACTTCCTGTAAATGAAGTTGATAGCCTAACAGTAATAGCTGGAAGTTTACCCGGTGGATTACGTATTGTAAACAACAACGAATTGTTTGGCACTCCTTACGAAGTAAAAACTTTAAAAACATTTAGATTTACTCTTCGAGCTACTAAGGGAATAATCAAAGACGATAGAACACTAAGTATAACTATTGACGGAGCAGATCAACCAACTTGGATAACCAATGAAGGACCGTTAGGATTAGGACCCAATCAAAAATTCTATATATTAGACAGTAGTCCGATAGACTTTCAACTTTCTGTCATTGATCCTGATATTCCAGCAGGTGACGAATTAGAATATTTTATAGCTGACGGAGACGGTGAACTACCTCCTGGAATTGAGCTTGGTAGAAAAACTGGTAAACTTACAGGCATTGTTGAACCATTACTGGCTTTGGAACAAAGGGCCGGTTCAGGATTTTTTGACTCCAACACTTTTGGCGAATACCCATTTGATTTTGGTGTGAAGAGCTTTAATGGTTTCGAAAGTTTCTTTTATGATACAACTTTTTATGATTATGCTATTCCTACACAAAGTCCTAAGAAACTTAATAGATACTACGACTTTACAGTAAGCGTAAGTGACGGTATTGTGATTACCAAACGCAAGTTTCAAATATACCTAGTAGGAGACGATTTCCTTAGAACTGATAACACAATCATGCAGGTTGGTACAGGTTTATTTACAGCAGACAACACTTTCTTACGTGCTCCTGTATGGCTTACTCCGAGCAACCTTGGATTTAGGAGAGCCAACAACTATGTTACATTATTCTTAGATGTGTATGATCCTACAAGCAATCAGGGAATAATTAGCTTTACCGTAAAGAAAGCTAACGCAGATGGTACGCCAAGTGAGCTTCCTCCAGGAATGGCCATCGACTCCACTACTGGAGAAATAGCAGGTATTGTACCATATCAGCCTGCGGTGACCACTGAATATAGATTTACAGTAGAAGCACTAAGGCAACTCGGATCAGCTCAATCAACATCTTTCCAATCTTATTTCAACAACTTAGGATTAGGACAAACTTGGTCAGGCGAAAATAATGTTCCTGTTTTTAATTGGGCTGAAAACAGTTTCATAGGAACAAACAACGAAACAGGCTGGCTTGTTTGGAACGAAGTTCCAGTTACAGAACTTGATGCGTCAGATAATGGAAAATATGCTTTACAAGATGTTATTGATAAGACAGTAATGGTTGTAAAGAACGGTAGGGTGGTAGCAGTCTCAGCAGACAAGGCAGTAACAAAAATAGAATCAGGAAATAGTGATTTTCTACGTAGTGGATTTATAGGAACAATCTTAGATGTATTAGTTAGAACTTTTGACGGCAACGGTAACGTAACATCTAACAAAGCAATCACGATACAGTTTTACAACTTTGATGAAAGAATAACAAGTGAAACTAATCAAACAGTAGCAAAAGATAAAGAATTTACTGTCAAACTATTAGGAGAAGTTGAAAGTGTAATTACATGGAACACAGAATCAGCATTAGGAAATCTTAGAGCTAACTTTGTTTCAACATTGAATGTAAACGCTACCAGCACGGTGCCTAATGCCATATTGATTTACACGCTAGATAGTGGTAGATTACCTCCAGGTATTACACTTGCCATTGACGGACAACTACAAGGAAAAGTAAGGCAGTTTGGCACACCAGGATCACCTGGTTTGACAACTATTGACAAAACTACAGGAGCATTTACTCTAGATGGAGCAACGACTACACTAGATAGATCATACACGTTCACTGTCAAAGCTCAGGATCAATTTGGCTTTAGTGCTACAACTAGAACCTTTACTATAACAACTACTGATCCAGACGATTTGCTTTACAGTAATATTTCTATGGTTCCGTTATTAAAACAATCAGAAAGATTAAGTTTTAGAAACTTCATATCAGATCCTAATGTTTTTACTCCTGAAGCGATTTTTAGACCTAACGATCCAACGTTTGGTTTACAGAATCAAATCAAAGCATTAGCATACGCTGGAATAGAAACAAAAGACATTAGAGATTTCGTTTCAGCAACAGCAAAAAATCATTTAAGGAAACAGTATAAGTTTGGAGAAGTTAAAAAAGCAATAGCAAAGGCAACAGGAACGAATGACATAGTATACGAAGTAATCTATGTAGATTTGATTGATCCACAAGAACCTTCAAGTGGAAAAACAGCTTTAAGTTTTACAACAGCAACAGAAAATAAGATCACTGCTGATTCTATACAATACTCTGTGACTGATGACAATACTGGTGTAGGAACAGGAGAAGGTTTCTTTGATATCGTGCTTAGAGGTGGCGGTGCTAAATCTCCAGCTTCAACAGGAACAATAACTTTGTTTGCAAGAACTGGTCCGGTACTTTTTGCTCCTGGAAACGATATTCCTTTGCTTTTACAGAATGGTAATGTAATCACAGTAGCTAATATTGATGACAGTATTAACAGTGACCCTATTAGATTACGCCCAATAACAAACACTATCAAAATAGATAGCGATGCTATTAAGGTTAGTGATAGTAAGGATCAGCGTAAGTACATTAGTAATATTACCAACATGAGAGAAAGAATTAGAACAGTAGGTGCTAATTTAAGAGAATTTTATCCGCTTTGGATGAGAACATCACAAGGCACAGGACAAGCTGAACTTGGCTTTGTACTAGGTGTGCCGTTGTGTTATTGTAAGCCAGGTCAGGGTGATGCTGTGCTTTTAAACATACAAAACAGTGGTTTTGATTTCAAAACCCTAAATGTTGAAATAGATAGGTATAACATAGACTCTACATTGGGCAACAGTAACGAACAATATATCAAGTTCGCAAATTATCAATTCAATGTTTAATACAGATAAATAAATGTAGGAAGGACAAATTATGGCAAGACCAACAGCAAGTAATATAAACGAAACCGGCGTAAACAAGGAATATCCTGTAGCTGGACAAGATAATGATTCACAGGGATTTAGAGATAATTTTACTATTATTTCGGACAACTTTGTAGCGGCTAAGGCTGAAATCAAAGACTTGATGGATAATACTGCTAGACTTGAGATTGATAATAACTTCCTCGGTAAATCTATCCAAAACGCAAATCTAATTGACGTAAGTGAAGGTTATTTTGCTGGCGGCACTGTAAACACTAGTCAAAACATCAACTATTCAAATGGTGGATATCAGACTTTTACAGTGGGAGCAGACGTAACTCTTACACTTAGTGAGTGGCCAGAAAATAACAAAGCTGGTAAAATAAGAATTTACATCAACAACGATGGTTCACAAAGAACTGTTACATTTGCATCAAACGCTGGCGCAGGAACATTTAAAAGAATAAGCACATGGCCAAACGCTGGCAATACTGCGGTAATTGATACACCTAGTGCTAGAGTTTACGCTTTTGATTTCGTAAGTTACGATAATGGAGCAACTGTGTTTGCTGACTATATCGGTTACTTCGAATAATGCTACATCCATTTACAGAAGATACAAAAAACATGACTGTAGGCGAAATCTATGAAAAGATTTCAGAGCTTACAAAAAAATACTTTCAAACACACAACCCACAAGTAAAACAACAGATACAAACGTTTTTGGACTTTTACAAACAAGAAGCAAGAATAAAAGAAGAAAAGATTAAATTGGAAGAACAAGAAAACCAAGAAAATGGTAATATTGATCTTGACAAATTAATCAACGTACAGTAAAATACATTAATGCTTATGAAAACTGATAATTTTGGTATTCCTAGATTCACGAACCGAGATCTTGTAGATATGATTTACGAAGGTCATATTGAAAAGTGTCATGCGGTTCTTTGTGATCCTTCGGAAGATGTTGACAAATTTAACAAACATGCTGACCAGAACGGACAACCAAAATTAAAAAAATATACACCCGTTGACTTGGACATTGATAAATTTGATGAGATTTGCCAATCAGATTGGTTCATGCCTGACAACTATAAAAGATTAGATGTTGAGAAATACGTCAAAGATAAATGTACCACATCAGAAGAAATAGGCAGAATAGAACAGGAACTCGTTGAATATGAATCAAGGAACATGTATGATTTACTTAGATACATGATATATTTGGTTGATTTTATGAGAGCTAATAACATTGTCTGGGGTGTAGGCAGGGGATCTAGTGTAGCAAGTTATGTATTATACTTGATTGGTATACACAAGGTAAATTCAATTCAATATGGACTAGACT